GGTTTAAGTATACCTAAATATGTATTCCCGTCCCACGGTACAGGTTGGGGAGTAAGCCCCGCCCCAGATAAAACTTACCGACTACAATTCAGGTATTATTTTCATCCTACAGAAATGCTCAACTATGACGACACCATGCTAGGCAATGTGATTTATCCTAATGCGGTAGAGCCTACGATCATAGAGGGTGCATTGTATCATATGTACATGCTGAAGGATAACCCAGAGTCCGCCCAATTGGCTAAAGCTAATTTTATGCAGGCCGTGGCGGATCTGAAAAGCCAATACATAAATACCTACTCCAGTCTCAGTGACACACGGGTCAACTTCGGCGGGGGTAGTGGCGCTGCTCAATACAAAACAGTTAATGCGAGTTTCTAAGTGGATAGGATTGAATCCCTTAAAGTAGTATGCTCCGGCGGTCTAAACTCCAATGAGAACCATTTGGATTTAGCCGAGAATAATAGTGGTGCGGCTACCCGACTGCTGAACTACGAGCCTAGTCTGTTTGGGGGTTACCGCCGCATTGAGGGCTTTAATTACTACGACACCACTGTAACCTACGCCTCTGGCGATTACGGGCAAGAAGTACAGGCAAAGGATTCTAACAACGACGACGTAGCTGAAGGGCCTATTTTAGGCCTTGTTATGTATCGTAATGAAAACTCTACTTCTAATCCATATCCCATTGCCATGCGCAAGGATGTGGGTGCTAATACTTATTCTTTTTGGAAGCACCAACCATTATTAGGCTGGAATAAAATTACTACGGGTCTGACCGACCGAGCGACACAAACAGGCAGCGGGTTTAGTCTTAAAACCGTATCCAAGGTCCGCCATGTGCAATTTAACTTTGGCACTCGGGCAGCGTCCTCACCAGATCCCGCCGTACCGGGCTCCTTTATCATATTTGTAGATGGAGTTAATCCAGCGGTAATCTTCGATGGTACAAACTGGAGAGAGATAACCAGTTCAGGCGCTGGGACATTAACAAGTCCCGGGGGAGCAACTGCCTATGATGCTCCCGCCATTGTAGATGTCTTTGAGAACCACATTTTTATGGGTGGGGATCTGGATTACCGAGGTGGTATATCTCACTGTGCGCCTTTAAACCCGTTTGATTGGACCACTGCCTCGGGTGGTGAGCAGTATTCCATAGGGTACGAGGTAGTACAAATCAAACCCTTCCGGGATAATCTTTTTGTGTTTGGTCAAAACGCCATTAAGAAGTTTACCGCCGACGCCTCTACTAGTGCCCCAGCGCCATTTAAATTGGATAGTGTGACTGCTAACACAGGCTGCGTGGCTCGAGATAGTGTGCAGGAACTTGGCGGGGATCTCATATTCTTAGCCCATGATGGCCTACGCCCCGTTGCTGGTACGTCACGCATCGGTGACGTCGAATTAGAATCCATTTCTCGTCCTATTCAAGGTCGCTTAATTGACATTATTAAAAACGAAGATTTGGGTACGCTTAATTCTTGTGTGATTAAATCCAAAAGCCAAGTACGTGTCTTTATAGGAGGTACTGCAGACGAAGGCATTGGTATTCTGGGTGGCCTAGTGTTCGACGGGTCTGCGGTTAAATGGGAGTATAGTGAATTACTAGGCTTCAAAGTCTCCTGTATTACCAGTGAATTTATAGGCGCTCGGGAGTATGTCTTACATGGGGGCTTTGATGGAAAAGTATACCAGCAAGAAAACGGTAATACATTAGCCGGGGAAGATATAATATCGATTTATAGTACCCCATATTTAGATATGGGCGACACCGAGATAAGAAAAACCATACACAAACTCAATACATTTGTACGGGCCGAAGGCCCCTTCACTATGAATCTGGCGCTGCAGTATGATTGGTCAGACCCCAACACTATTAACCCAGCCGATTATGCTCAAACGAGTACAGGTGCGCCTGTGGTGTTTGGTGGGAGAAATATAACTTACGGCGGCTCAAACGTAACCTACGGCGGTACGTCTAAGCCTGTTATTCTCAACGACATACAGGGCAGTGGCTTCAGTGTGCAGGCTACATTTGTAACGCAGGGGCAATTCGCCCCACACACCATCCAAGGCATGGTGTTTGAATATGCTAAAGCAGGAAGACGATAATGGCAGGATATACCAGACAATCCGCAAGCAGTATACAGAACACGCTAGACATTACGGCAGCGCCTCTCAACAATGAGTTTAATGCCCTGCAAACGGCGTTTGGAACCACAGGGCACACGCACACAGGGGCCGCTGGAGAGGGGCCAAAGATACCATTAGGTACGTCTGTGTCGGGTTATCTTCCGGTGGCTAATGGCGGATCTGGTGGCGTAAATAATAATAGTGCCACTACAAACCCGACTGTTGGAGACGATACCGCAGACGGTTATGTGGCAGGTTCTATATGGGTAAATACTTCCACAGGGCGAGTGTTTATATGCGTGGACAATAGCGCAGGCGCAGCGGTTTGGCACTCCCTCGTACACATAAACACATCAGAAAGTGCCGTAGTCCCTGATTTGGCTGATACCAATACTTACGGCCTCGGTACTGTAAATAAAAAATGGGCCAATCTATTTACGTCGGGTGGTGCGTCTATGGGGGGAAATTTATCCGTTGGCGGAACGGGTACATTCACTTCGTCGGTTAGCGCATCGGCATTTAACACCACTTCAGACTATCGTGCCAAAAAGATTATGGGGGAAATCGAACGCCCCTTAGAAAAAGTTATGTCTGTAAAACCTAAAACAGGTATTAAGCATAACGAATTGTTCGAAAGAGATATGTTTGTAGCGCATGAGCTTCAGAAAATAGCTCACTACTCAGTTACAGGCATAAAAGATCAGGTAAATGAGCAGAACAATCCCGTTTATCAGACTGTGGATTATGGTTCTTTAGTACCTTTGTTATGGGCGGCTCTACAGGAAGCCACACTTAGAATCGAAGAGCTGGAAAAAAGAGTAGATGCACTTAATTAAGTGTTTATCTTGCCTCTGATATAGGGTATAACTAGGAGATAATTATGAGTTGGCTATCAAGATTAACGGGCATTGATATTAACCTGACGGGGCATAAGGCTAAACCAGCCCCTGCACCGGCCCCTGCACCGGCCCCTGCACCAGCTCCTGTAACAAATAATAATGATGGATTAATGGCGGGACAAGATAACCTTATTCAAGGTCAAAGCAATATTCTAGCCAGCCAAGCGGGACTTGTATCAGGACAAGATAATCTAGCGTTGGGTCAGCAAGGTATATCGGACGCTATTGGATCAGCAGCAACAACTGTAGACTTTACCAATGCGATGGGTCAACCCTATACACCCGAAATGAGTGATGTCCTTCGGACATTAAAGATTATAGACGGCACGGTTGAACCCTCCAAAACAGACATTGGAATGTATGATGTAAATAGGGATGGTGTAATTAATGTAGCAGATTCTAATCTTATGCTTCAGTCCATCACAGGACAAAACCCCCAGAGTACTGCGGCAACAGGTTTGTATGGTCAGTTTGCAGATCAAAATAAAATGCTTACGGATAGATTTGATACTGCAATATCAGATATAGGGACGGCAAACACCGCACTAACTGGTTTAGGTACGAATGTTGATGCGTTGGGAACCAACCTTAGCACAATGGGAACAAACCTCGGCACACTACAAGGTGATGTTACCCAAGGTTTTGCGGATACGGCACAAGGTTTCGTAGATCAGGGTCAGCGTTTTAATGACTTGGATACTAGCGTTGGAAATGTCCAGAGTGCCGTAGATACTGGGTTTTCTGGTCAAGCAACTGCCTTTGATACTCAGAACACTGCGCTACAAGATGCGTTTCAAACGGCGGAGACTAATCAGGCTAATCGTGCGACTGATATTATGACGGGCCAGCAAGGACTTGCCTCGAATCTTAGTGATTTGAGTACGGGTCAAACAAATTTGGCAAATACCCAAACAGATATTTTAGGCAATCAGGGTACTATAGTTAATAACCAAGGCACTGCGGCAAATAATTTTGTAGATTTTGTAGACCGCTACGGAACCGATACTCAAACAGCGGCGGAGCAAAGGGGTAATCTATTAACTGCACAACAAAACGCAGCGGCTCTTGCAAGCCAAGAACGTGAAGCATTATTAGCGGCTGCAGGTAACTTGGGTACAAATATAGCTTCGGGGCTAGGTACACTTCAGACAGGTCAACAGAACCTTGGAACAGATATCTCTCAAGGCCTAGGTAATATCCAGACAGGTCAACAGAACCTTGCTACTGATATTACACAAGAGCAGCAGAACCTTGGGACGGGCCTTCAAAACCTTGGAACAGATATCTCTGCAGGTCAGGATACTATAAATACTGGAATACAGAACCTTGGTTCCTCTCTTGCTACAGGCCAACAAAATATTGGTACAGGTATACAGAACCTACAAACGGGCTTGGATAATACCAATCAAAACATTTCCCGAGGCTTTGAAACTTCGGCAGGTCTAATGTCTGCAAACTTTGCGGATAATATGGGACAAGTGCGGGATGTGTTGACTGATCAAACTAACACAATAGACGCTGCTACACGTCAACAGTTTAACCAATTGTCTAATGCGTTCGACCAACAAGGGCGGCTACTGCGCAACCAAATTCTAGCAGATGGTAGTATTGTTAATCGCAATATGACGCCGGACGGACAAATGACAGAAACATATTTTGCGCCTAATGGACAGATGATGGGTACAAAATCCTTTGATGTGATGAACATGATGGCTGATGCACAAAGGTATCAGGGGACGACAGCCGCACCAATGGCATAGGAGTCAAAATGCACCCTCAAAAAGTATCACAAGACTGCATAGATCTAGTTAAGAAGTTCGAAGGCTTGCATAAAGTCAAAGACGATGGCCTAGTACACGCATATCGCTGTCCGGCTGGAAAATGGACGCTAGGATTCGGGGCCACGAAGGGTATCCGCTCTGGTATGTCCTGTACCCCCGCCGAGGCCGAGCAACGCCTTATCAAGGATCTCGACGAACACGGCAAGATAGTGAAGAAGTACGTGAATGTGCCTCTCTCACAAGGCCAGTATGACGCTCTGACGTCATTCGTATTTAACTTAGGCGGCGGTAATTTTAAATCGTCCACGCTGCTAAAGAAACTAAATGCGGGTTTGTACGACGAGTGCCCAGAACAAATAATGCGCTGGAACAAAGCCCGAGTGGACGGCAAGCTCACTCCACTGAGAGGCCTTACCCGACGCAGAGCTGCCGAAGCCGCTATTTTCAGCCGAGATGCGCAACTCCCATCCGACGAAGGTGGCCCGGAAATGCCGCAGAAGGTTACTGCTGCCGCACCCAAACCACTTGCAAAGAGCAAAACAATGGCGGGTGTGGGTATTGCTGGGGCGGCTACTGCGATGAATGAGCTGGCAGGACAACTACAAGGCCTTGTGGCCTACGCCGATAGCCTCAAGATGATCTTCTTATTGTGCGCAATCGCTGGGATTGCCTTGGCGGCCTACGCTCGGATTAAGGATCACAATGAGGGCGTCCACTGATGTTTATATTTGGTCGAATTAAAGACTACATCATAGCCGCCCTCGCATTAGCGGTCCCTATTATATACGTCTTCGGGCGTATTAAGGGGGCTGCTAACGAAAAGAATAAAGTACTGCAAGACGAACTAGAGACACAAGATAAAGTGTCCG